TGCCTGTTGGTTTTGGAGGAAAAACGGTTTGAACGCTATCTGCGATCAAGGCGATATCGTGCTGCTCAGCAAGAGGATCAATGGCGGAACCATTGGTCTAGAAGATCGCATCAAGCACTGGAACATAGCATTAGATCTATTCGAAGGCGAGTAAAATGAAAATCAGAGAACTGTTAGAAAGTAAATTACCCAAGACTCGTAATCCTGTAGCCAAGGCTGCTCAACGAGTCGCCAAAGGCAGCGGCGCTCATAAAGATAAAAAACGTGCTGCTAAGACAGGAGAAGTCAAGCACAAGAAAGATAAGATCCCCATGGAGGAAGTGTCTTCTAAAGGCATTCCGAAGGCAAAAGAAGATAAATTCCATTCTCAGTTGGACAAGCTAGTCCATAAAACTTTCGGACATTCACCTGACGAAAAGAAAGCAAAGAAAAAAATCAAAGAAAGTTTTCAAGAAGGCTCCGAAGATTTAAGCATTCAACAACTGGCTGCAATAAGCGATGAAGCACTAGATAAAGCCTACGGTTACGGTCGTAGCAGTCCAGGAAATACATTTGGGTGGCAGGCTAATTTAAAATCTGCAGAGTTTGCTAAAAGAATGATCGATTCCGGAGAAACTGATATCGAAGAGATCAGTGATGCCATACACAAGGGTTGGAACGTAACTGCTCGAGAATTCGTAAAAGATCCTGATCAATTCAGCGACACTGAAAAATTAAAAGCTGCTGGTAAATTAGAAGCAAAGTTACAACAACGTGCTAAATTGATGAAAATTAATTATAGTGAATTACCCGACGAAGAACAAGAAAAAGATCGTGTAGTGGCCCGTGCATTGTTACAGGCCATTAAAGGTCAGCAAGATGTCTCAGAAGTCACTAGAGATATGGCATTTGATCGGATGCTGAGCAATATCAAACAAGGTGCCAAAGATTACGCATTTGATCGGATGCTGAGCAACATCAAAAAAGGTACAAAGAAGCAGGCTCGTGCGGATCACCGAGAGCGCGATGCTGCATCACGTGAACGTGCCCGGGCGGCTTTTGGCCCCAGCCCCGCAGACAAGTTGAGCATACGCCCAGACAAAGGCGTGGCGGAAGGCAGTGGGGATACCCATCTAAAAAGATTAGAATACGATGTAAGACAATTATTAGACATGGGAGAATATGCCGCAGCCAAGGAACATGCCGCGCTAGCACCTACAGCTGACCTCAGAACCCGTCTACGAAAAATCATACGCAAAGCTATGATGTCTCCAAAACCAAACGATCAAAGTACCTTTAAAAAGAAGACAAGACCGTCAGGACTAAGTGTCAAACAGTATGTGGCGCAGCAGATGGAAGATGAATATGGCGATGGCCGTGTCACATTCTATCGAGACTCCGTAGGTGATCACAATGTGCGCCACACAGACGACGCTGATGAGATACACATCCATCAATATGATCCCGAAACCGGCAAGGTTGATTTCAGGAATGTGATGCGCTCAACATACTATTCAGAAGGAGGCTACAATCCCTTAGACGATGAACGATATCAACAACGTCAGATGGACAACGATAAACAGGCATTTAAACGTGCAGAATTACAACACGAATTAGGACATGAAGATGATCCAGACTTTGAACGCAAGATGCGTCAAAAACAAATGGATCGAGATCGCGGTCCTTGGTATTTAAAAGTCAATGGTAAGATTTTAAAGAAAGGCGGAGAACCTAAAGCATTTGATTGGAAAAAAGGCGCTAACAATTATGGTCTTGTGATTTTAAAAAATAAACCTGAATTAAAAGACAAAGTATTTTTAACTAGAAATCCAATCGATGATATGTCCGAATCAGCTACAGCAGGTGCTACCAGCGCTGCTAACATAGGTACTGTAGATGCTCCGCACATTAGTCCGGGAAAAGCTCGAGGCAAAAAAAGCTATCTAGGAGATCCCAACACAGGTCGCAGCGGCACAAAAGCTCCTCCACAACCTAAAATCATACAACCTAAGAATCCCGATGGTACAGCTAAAAACGCACACGAAATCAAAGGTGCTAGTCTTTTTGGTGGTCCGCCCATAAAACGATAAATACAAAATAACGGAGTTTAACAAATGCCAGGATTAGATATGATGCCAAGACAAAACCCAGATGATCATGAAGCCGCGATGGCTCGTGCAGATCTTTATAAACTAGCCAACTATAGCATGAAACTTTTTAAAATGATCCAAGATGGTGATCAGCTAGAAGGTTGGGTACAAGCCAAAATCACCAAAGCTGCTGACTATGTTGCATCAGTTTATCATTTCATGGAGTACGAGATGAAATTCAGCGAGTACGGAGAAAAATTAGAAACTTCAGATATGTATACTGAAGAAGTCAAAAATCAGTTCAAAGCTAAACTTATCGAAGCTAAAACTAAATTAGCTAAACTTTCAAGGGTTTTAGAAGGCGGTTCTAAACCAGATTACATCGATATCGATAAAGATGGCGATAAAAAAGAACCGATGAAACAAGCAGCCAAAAATAAAACAGCATGGCCTGGAACTAAAGAATACAAAGCTAAACACGGCACTGAAAAAGAACGCCATCAAGCCAAATACGGTAAAGATGATGAATTAGAAAAAGAATATGCAGATAGAAAGAAAAAAGGTGGTTATGGTAAATTAGGTCCCAGTGGATCGGACACTGAAGAGGAACCTGCGAAAACCAAGCCAGGTCGTGGAAGGAAAAAATCTAATGAAAATATCGAGTTAATGAAACAACCCCCGTCAGATCCTTTAAAATATCCCGGTCATGCAAAATTTGCAAGTCTTTATGCTGATACTGAGGCACAGATAAAAGAATTAGAGGCTGTCTTACAAAGCGCATCAATTAAGAATTCTAAACTAGCACAGGTTTTTAAATCGACTACAAATACATATCAAAAAAATAAATCTCGAGAAGGATCTGACGCTGAATACTTACAAACACTGCAGGTGATAGCAGATACTTATAAACTTCCGTATCGCAGTAAATCAAACGAAACGGCGATATCTAATCCGGTGGCCAGTAAGACTGATATTCCTGCCACAGCTAGAACTTCCGTTCCAGGAAAAAGGGCCACTCAATTAGATCTTAAAAAAGCCAATTCCAGTGCTGCATTAGGTGAAGCAAAGCCCAGCGCCGGTATGACCAAAGGGGAAAAAAGCGCTGTGGTTAAAAAAGCTAAATCCAAAAGGCAAACCATGTCCGAATCACGGATTAACAGAAATTGGTAGTATGCGTGTTAAAGGTTAATACGATGGACATGAAGAAAATTTTACAGGCCGTTGACAGTGCTTCATCGAAGAAGCCTGCAGAAGGTTCCAACGATATGAAAAAGTTTATGCAGATCGTTGAAGGCAAAGGGCCTTTAAATCGTCTAACTACTGCAGAATCTATAGCAATAACTCATTACACAGAACAAAAGAAAACGATTACTAATCCGGTATTAAATGTCGATAAAAATGCTAGGCCATCGATGATAGGAAAATATTTTAAAACTGTAGAACAAGAATTTTTAGAATCAGAAAAAAGATCAAAAGAAAAATCTGATTTATTAGCTGAAGTAGTAGCTAAAAAGGTATTAAAAAGGAACATGCCTTAGGACCGTTGTGTTTACGGTGTGTAGGCGGCTACTGCCCGAGAACAGGATTCGCTACCCGTGTTTTTAAAAGTAGTACTGATAAATATAATATACTAAAATTTGGGGAAAGTTATGGATTTACGAGCACTGATATCTAAAATGGATTATATAGAGGGAAAACGCACCCTAATGGAAGCTGGTGATCCTGCTGAATATGCAAGAGCACAACAGCAAATGGCCAACTTAGAAAGGGCAGCGCAATACAGCGGAGATGACGAAATCGTGCGCCAACGTATGGGGCTTCCACCAAAACTACCCCCAATCGAACAGTGGGACGGCAAAATGCCTGCACCCATAGGTAAGCCTGACTGGATCGCTCGCGCGGGCAGCTTGGGAGGTGCCACAGATGCACAGGCACATGCAGTCGCTGTCAATAAAGCTAGCGACACCAGCGCGGCATTTGTAAAACAAAAAGTATCAAGGCTTAAGGAACTGATAGCAAAAATTTCTGCTCCGGCACCTGCGGCTGAATCTATTGTTTTTAAATCTGCTATCGCTAAAAAACTTGTTGAAAGTTTCAATTATTCTCTTAACGAAGCAGATGCTCCTGGAGGACAATTCCCCAACGAAGTAGCCGAAATTAAAACGATCATGGGAGAATTATCTGATATAGGTGACAATGATCCTGAAGTGGCCAAGGTATTAGCAGATGCACAAGCAGCATTAGATAAACTGGCCTCTTCGGGTAGTTCTGCCAATCCCCCTGGAGGATCAACAGATCCTGGAACTATTGATCCTGCTAAATTAAAGAGATTTAAAGAACTGTTGGACAAAGCCGAGGCTGGGGCAAAACAACCGGCTGCCGGATCAAGCGCAAATCCCCCAGCCGGTGGGAAACAGGAAAAACCTGCTGCACCTAAACCAGCAGCACCTGATCAGTCAGACGCTGAAACCGCTAGATTAGCTAGACAAAATGCTGCGGCAGCACCTAAACCAGCAGCACCTAATCAGTCAGACGCTGAAACCGCTAGATTAGCTAGACAAAATGCTGCGGCACCAGCAGGTCAAGGATCTTATACCATCAAACCAGGTGACACTCTAACTGCGATTGCCGCTGCAAATAAAACTACTGTGCCAGCTATTATGGCTGCTAATCCTCAGATCAAAGATCAAAATAAAATAGCTGCCGGTGCTAAGTTAAATTTACCAAAATAAAATGAATGATATAAAAAAAGTCCTGCAACTCATCGATGAAAATGCCGTTGGTGTTGCCAAATCTAGTGCCCAGGCGGCTGCCGCCGGAACAATAGCTAAAAAAATGGGTTCAAAATTAATTCCAGGAGTCGGCACAGCATTAAGTTGGACTGATGCCTGGGATCGCTGGAAGCAAGGAGACAGAAGTGGTGCAGTGATAGCTGCACTTGCAGGTGCTGCGTTTCTTGCTCCCGGATTAGGGACAGCGGCAGGATCAGCACTAGATGCTGTTAACATTGGAAGAGATATTAAAAAAGGTGACTACGACGAACTCGGACAAGCAATAAAAGACAAATTCGCTAAAGAGGGTCAAACGGAGAATAAAATGAGAGAATCTGAAAGAATCGCACAACTAAGAAATAAATTAGATCAAATAGATGAAGGCCCATTGACGACACTGTTCAAAGGAGCGAAACCCCCTGCTGTGGCAAAACCTGCAGGAGCTGTTCCAAAAAAAGACCCCAATGTAATCGATGTCGACGCTAAAGAAATTAAACCCGGAATGACTACTGGACAAAAAGTTGCTACAGGTGCACTTGGAGCTGCGGCTGCTGGCACTGCTGGATACCTGTCAGTTCCTGATCCTAAACCAGCAGCACCTAAACCAGCAGCACCAGCAGCACCGGCAGCACCAGCAGCACCGGCAGCACCTAAACCGGCAGCACCTAAACCAGCAGCACCTAAACCGCCTGCTGCTAGTTCGGCTAATCCACCAGCTGCTGCATTAACTCCCGAAGAGGAAGGTGAAATGGGAGTATTGGCCCAAGAATTCGATCCTCACATGGGAAGACTACCCGAATTAGATGCCCTAATTCTTAGATACCAAAAACTTCGACCTGGGGCCGTAAACGCTGCTCCATAAATAAAAACCGCCCAATGGGCGGTTTTTTAATGCCAGGCTCCTTGGAAACAATGTCGTACTTCATGTCCAATTTCGTGCATGGTTGGAGTTCGACTGGTAATTATTTTGCAAGTATTACCCCGCCAAAATGCGCAGGCTGTCAGAGGACCCAAAGGAGCGAACCCCCATTTGTTATTTTCTTTATTACAATCTTTAACAACATCTTCGGATACCACCCATTCGATGTTTACTTTACTGTATTGATTTTTTGTGGCATCAAAGGATTTTAAAGGGTCATTCCATGTGCCCAGATATGCATGCGCATTAGAAACAGAAAATGCTAATAACAAACAAAGAATTTTTTTCATAAAAGTTGCTCTGCATAATTAAGTATGTTAACATTATACGATCATTTTAAAGGAATGTCAATGAGTACACGTATGTATGGACCAGAAGAAAAAGCCAAATTAGAGCGTCTTATCACCGAAGGAAGTACCGTTTTGCGTGAAATCGAAGATCTCAAAGAAGGTCTCAAAGAAACGGTTAAAGCTGTGGCAGAAGAATTGGAGATCAAACCCAGCATCATCAATAAGGCTATTACCATTGCCCATAAGGACAATTGGAAAGATCATGAAAATGATTGGAACGAAATTGAAATGATCCTCGGTGTTACCAACAGACTTCCCAAGGAATAAATGATTAATGACATATTCCGCCCGACTATAAAATGGATCAAAGATGATTGGAGATCTCATCCTTTTCGTTTTGCTATCGAGCTTATTGCTTGGGCTATTAGTATCGGCTGTAGCATCACGATGGCCCTTACGGTCCCTACTCCGCCATTACTCATTCTTTATCCTATTTGGATTCTTGGCTGTGCTATGTATAGTTGGGCTGCTTATACTAGGAAATCTTTTGGCATGCTGGCTAACTATCTCTTGTTAGTCACGATTGATAGTGTAGGTTTGATTAGAATGCTAATTAACTAATATAGATTAAGGTAGGCGGGCCATAAACCGCATGTTTGGTGCTTGCGAGCCGGAAATCGCAAAGGAGAAAATTAAATGTATGTAGACGCTTATTTTCAGCGTGATGCTGATATCATCAAAGTCGTTGAAAGAAGTAAAGATGGTAAAAGAGTATACAAAGAATTTCCGATACGCTATACCTTTTATTACGAAGATCCTCGTGGTAAATTCCAAAGCATATATGGAGAACCCCTGAATCGAGTCGTTTGCAAAAACAGCAAAGACTTTCGTAAAGAACTCGCGATCAATTCAAACAAGAAATTATACGAAGCTGACATCAATCCTATATTCGTATGTTTGAGCGAGAATTATCTCAACGCCGAATCTCCAAAATTAAATGTAGCGTTTTTCGATATTGAAGTAGCGTTTGATCCAGAAAGAGGCTACGCTTCTCCTGACGATGCTTTTATGCCGATCACAGCGATCGCTGTACATCTACAATGGTTAGAAACTCTAGTGTGTTTAGCGGTTCCTCCAAAAGGTATGTCTGTCGACAAAGCTCGAGAACTAGTGCAAGATTTTTCTAACACACATATCTTTGATAATGAAGCAGATATGCTGGATACCTTCCTTAACCTTATAGAAGATGCTGATGTCCTTAGCGGCTGGAACTCGGAAGGTTTTGATATTCCGTATACTGTCAATCGTGTAACCAAAGTCTTGAGCAAAGATGACACCCGGAGATTTTGTCTATGGGATCATTATCCGAGAAAACGAGAATATGAGAAATACGGTAAAACCGCCACTACCTATGATTTGATCGGAAGGGTCCATTTAGATAGCCTCGAACTTTACAGGAAATATACCTATGAAGAGCGGCATACGTATCGATTAGATGCCATCGGAGAAATGGAAATAGGTGAAAGCAAGACCGTCTATGAAGGCACGTTAGATCAATTGTATAACAACGACTTCCGTAAGTTCATCGAATATAACAGACAAGACTGCGCACTGTTAGATAAATTAGATAAAAAACTAAAATTCCTCGATCTATCCAACAAACTAGCACATGAAAATACAGTACTGCTACAAACAACCATGGGCGCTGTGGCTGTTACCGAGCAGGCCATCATCAATGAAGCACATCGAAGAGGATTCCAAGTACCTAATCGACCTAAGCATGATGACGGCAGTGACACGCAGGCCGCAGGTGCTTATGTTGCTTATCCCAAAGAAGGAATACAAGATTGGGTAGGTTCTCTAGACATCAACAGTCTATATCCTTCAGCGATTCGAGCTCTAAATATGGGGCCAGAAACCATTGTCGGTCAGCTAAGACAAAATATGACCAAGGATTATATCGATGATCTCATCTACAAAGGCAAAAGCTTTGCTGCCGCATGGGAAGGAAGATTTGGTTCTTTAGAGTATGAAGCAGTCATGGAACGACGTATCGGTGTGGAAATAACCATCGATTGGGAAGACGGTCGTAATGATATACTCAGTGCTGCCGAAGTTTATAGACTTATCTTCGAAAGCCACCAAAGTCTTATGCTCAGCGCCAACGGAACTATCTTTACCTACGAAAAAGAAGGTATTATTCCTGGCTTGCTAAAACGTTGGTACAGCGAACGTAAGGAAATGCAGACCAAACTCAAAGAATGTATCCAGGCAGGCAACAAAATTGAAGAAGAATACTGGGATAAAAGACAGTTGGTTAAAAAGATTAATCTAAATAGCCTCTATGGAGCTATTCTTAATCCAGGATGTCGTTTCTTTGATAAACGCATCGGACAGAGTACCACACTTACTGGTCGTGCTATCGCTAGACATATGGCTGGTAAAGTCAATGAAATAATCACAGGAGAATATAATCACGTAGGAAAAGCTATCATTTACGGTGATACTGACAGTTGTTATTTTTCGGCATATAAAACTTTAAAGAAAGAAATCGATGCTGGTCATATACCTTGGTCTAAAGAAACAGTGATTCAGTTATATGATCAAATCGGATCCGAAGTTAATTCTACATTTCCTGATTTTATGTTAGATGCATTCCATTGTCCAAAAACAAGAGGAGAAGTGATTAAAGCAGGTCGAGAAATCGTCGGTAGCAAAGGATTGTTTATTACTAAAAAACGATATGCTGTTCTTTACTATGACAAAGAAGGCAAACGTCAAGACGTAGAAGGCAAACCAGGAAAGATCAAAGCTATGGGTCTAGACCTTAAAAGATCAGATACTCCTGAATTCATACAAAACTTTTTAAGCGATGTTTTAGAAAAAGTGTTAACAGGGGCTAACGAGGAAGCAGTTCTTGATCATATAGCAAATTTTCGAACAGAGTTTAAAGCTAGGCCTGGCTGGGAGAAGGGATCTCCAAAACGTGCCAACAACATTACAGAATACCAATCCAAGGAACAGAAACAGGGCAAGGCAAATATGCCTGGTCACGTCCGAGCCAGCATTAACTGGAATACTTTAAAACGAATGTATAATGACAAATATTCAATGCAGATCACAGATGGACAAAAAGTTATAGTCTGCAAAATCAAAGATAATCCTATGGGATTCACGTCAGTGGCATATCCTGTAGATGAACTGAGATTACCTCAGTGGTTTAAAGATTTACCGTTTGATCACGACGAAATGGAGTCGACGATCATCGATAATAAGTTAGAGAATTTAATTGGAGTATTGAATTGGGATATCAAATCAACCGAACAGAACAATACTTTCAATAAATTATTTGACTTTTAACAAAAACCTAAATATAATAGCAAATAACCTTAAAGGAACCCGCAATGAAAGACATTTTACAAGATATTGTTACACATACACATGCACTGGGATTTTTACCTATCGTCAAAGTCTCTGGAACTATGAGCGATACTAGCATCGAATCTATGGCTGAAGATCGATCTGTGATCTTAAATGCTAAAACACACGATCCAATTAATGAATTTGAAGGTGTGTTTGGTATGCCCAATCTAGACAAACTTACCACGCATCTCAAATGTCCTGAGTATAAAGAAAATGCTAAAATCGATATCGTTCGCCAAGAAAGGAATGGATCAGAAATTCCTACCACTATTCACTTTGAAAACGAAGCAGGAGATTTTCAAAATGATTATCGTTTCATGAACACTGAGATCATCAACGAAAAACTTAAATCAGTGAAATTCAAAGGTACTAGCTGGGATATCGAATTCGCTCCCAGTGTTAACAGCATACAAAGATTGAAGTTCCAAAGCCAGGCGCATACAGAAGAAACAGTGTTCCAGGTCAAAACCGATGGTGGCAACCTAGTGTTTAGTTTTGGAGATGCCAGCACACACGCAGGTAGTTTTGTATTTCAATCTAATGTCAACGGAAAATTAAAATCAACATGGTCTTGGCCTGTGGTGCAAGTTATGAGCATTCTTGCTCTCAACGGAGATAAAACTATGAAAATCAGCGATGCAGGCGCCATGCAAATTACCATAGATAGCGGCCTTGCTGAATATAACTATATCTTGCCAGCACAAAGCAAATAATGAATCGTAATTTAACAGCTACCCAAAATGACTACGCAGTGTTTTTACCCGCTACGTCTGGTTTCTATGCTACATTTATAGGCAAACAAAGATACGGAAATTATGTAGATCCTGCTAGAATTCCAAAATCATTTATCAACGGTGTTGAGAGTCTCAATTATTTAGAACCTGATAAAGGGTTATTTTACTACAATTGGTGTTTGTATTCCGCAGGACACGCAAATTTAGACTTAAACAAGCAAGACGAAACTGAAGATATGTTTCGTAATCGCAACCATAGCACCAGTTGGGTATTAGGCGATTCTGGAGGATTCCAAATTGGAAAGGGGGTGTGGGAGGCTGATTGGAAGGATCCCAACTGTCCTAAAGCTGCTAAGAAACGGCAACAAGTTTTAACCTGGATGGATTCTCTTATGGACTATGGCATGATTCTAGATATCCCGGCATGGGTAGCTCGTAGTCCGGCGGGACAAAAGGCCACCGGTATCACTTCATACGCAGAAGCAGTTCAAGGAACTTATATTAACAATGATTACTTCGTTAATAATAGGAATGGAAACTGTAAGTTTTTAAACGTACTGCAAGGAGAAAATCACACCGATGCCGATGATTGGTATCAGCGTATGAAAAAATACTGCGATCCCAAACAATATCCAGATCGACATTTTAACGGTTGGGCCATGGGTGGTCAAAACATGTGCGACATTCATCTTGTGCTCAAGAGATTAGTGTCATTAAGGTTTGATGGATTGTTAGAACAAGGATTACATGATTGGATGCACTTCCTCGGAACTAGTAAGCTAGAGTGGGCAGTGTTGCTTACAGATATCCAACGTGCTGTACGTAAATATCATAATCCTAACTTCACTATTAGCTTTGACTGCGCCAGTCCTTTCCTTGCCACAGCTAACGGGCAGATCTATGTACAGACCGAAACTGAAGATAGAACTAAATGGGTCTATCGGATGGTGCCTTCAGCAGACGATAAGAAATATGCTTCAGATGCTAGATTATTTAAAGATGCTGTCATCCAAGACGGTATATTTAAAAACTTTGAATCTAGTCCTATCATTGATCAAGTAGAAATTAAAGATATCTGTATCTATGGTGCTAATGATACAAACAAGTTAGGAAAAATAGGAAAAACATCTTGGGATAGTTTTTCGTACGCTATCATGATGGGACACAATGTTTGGATGCATTGCAACGCAGTACAAGAAGCTAATCGTCAATATGATCTAGGCAAAGTTCCAAATATGCTCGTGCAAGAAAAATTTGATAGATTATTTTTCAAAGATGTTGTCGAGGCGATTTTTGCCACTAGCGATAGAGCCATTGCCGATGCTGTTGTTGAAGAATACAGTAGATTTTGGACTACGATCATTGGCACTAGGGGTGCTACTGGCAAAAAAACTATTAACGCCACTACTAACTTTGCCAAATTCTTTGACGAAGAAGAGATAACGATTGTACAATGTGGACACGGAGAAGAATTTACTGAAGAAGAATCTCAAAAATTAGATGAATTAGAATCAGAAGTAAAATGAATTTAGATCATCAAGATTGGTCTTATGTTAAAGAAGATAATGAAAGAACGATAAAAGAAATGACATTACCAGACGAACGTTATCGTGCTGTGATATGGGCGGCGAAATTTTTGCAAGAATTAGCAACAGATACTAAAAAATATCCTCGTATTCCAAAATCTGTCAGAAGAGAAGCAAATAATATCCTACGACATTATCCTAGCACTTGGGACATGATGAGGGCTGCTCAAGATTCCCCCGATGTGTTCCAAGAACGAATGGAACCCGTAGTTCGTTTATTCAAACAATACGAAGAAAGTAAAAAACATGAAAATTGATTGGTCCATTATACCAACATACACATTAGATGTGTCTACTTTATCTAAACCTTATGATATCTGTAAAAGGATGAGAAAAGCAAAAATAGACAAATATGTTTATCGAATAATGTGGAAAGGTATCGTTATTAAATACGGTATGAGCGCTGACAATAGTCGAGCATACGGAGAACGTCTTTATAGACAAATTGGTCACAGCAAAAGTTGGGGTGATCAAAGATTAGTCTGCTCTAGTGGAGCCGAATGGAGGATCATTGAAGAAGATTTTTTTAAAACTTACGGATTTGATCTTGACAAAGAATATTTACATGTTAAAATATGGGATACCACTAACTACCCGTTTGAATGGATTGATCCCTGGGACGAAGTGTATTGTATGGAACAAGAACTTATCAGTAAATATAAAGAAATAGTCGGATCTAAACCAATCGGCAATATAAATGATGACAAAAATATAATTTATAAAGCAGGTATTAAAAAAACAAATTGGGGGTCATTGTTTGATGAATCGTAATTACATAGATGGCGTCAGAGATGATGTAGATTTTTTCTGGGGCAAAGAAGTAGAACACACTCCTGCTTTTGGCATGCACACACTGTTCGTGGTAGGTGTAAAAAGCATCGATGAGATCTTAGATAAGATGGCAGGAACTACCTATGATACTCGTCATATTTTCTTTGGTGCCAATCATAGCTTCCAAATCAAATACAACGATTATGCCGAATGGAAACTATGGGAAGATATGATCTCATACTTTTTAGATCGAGGTTATTGGTGCTCATTGGATATCCCTTTAGCAGCAGTAGAACAGTTTAACGACGGCGGTTTAAACGAATACGATAATTTTATTCCGCAGATTCGAGTGCCGATTCCCTACATTCGATTGTGGAACTATAATACTATGATCAAGATCGACGACAGCGATTTCAAAGCAAGTAATCCCGGCGTATGGACGCACAGCCTACACTCGCTGATGGATCGAGATAAATTCACAGACTGGGATCGCTATAAACAGGATAAGGTGCTATAATATGACAACTGTAATCAAAGAATCAGATTCATTCCGATTGATCTGTAAGAAGAATGCCTGTGTAAAACCAGAAGGCCTATTCAATCTTGAATTCATACAAGAACACATCAAAGATGGGGAAGTAGAACAAACTAGTACCTATCAATTTTTCCTAGATGACAACGAAATCAACATCCTCTGCGAAGGTTTAACCAAATGATCATCCAAACAGATGTGCGTCCTCGCACAGAAACATATATCAAAGTCCGCACAGAATTTGAAGGATTCCATCATTATCCTGGTGCAGGATCTATCGATTCGCGCATCCAGTTTTTAGAAAATGAACATCGACATATATTTAAGGTAGAAGTAAAAATTTCTGTCACACATCTTGATCGTGAATTAGAATTCTTCTTAGTTAAATGGGCACTACAAGATTATCTCGTAGCCAGCCAAATGAATCATAAAAGCTGTGAAATGATCGCCACTGATATTTTACGAGAGCATCTCTTACCTCGATATGGTGAGAGATATTACGAAATCATTGTCTCGGAGGACGGGGAATCCGATGGCATCGTTGAACACCTCCCCGGTTAAATTTTAAGGAAATACAAAATGGCACAACCTGCCTGGCTTGACAAATATCTTACCATGAAACCCGAGGTAGTCAAAATTTTTGACGATCTCGATAACTATCTTGATTTTTGCAGATTCGAACTTTGTGATTTTAATCCGGCGGATCTTTATCGTAAAGATTCGACAAACTATCAGTCTTACTTGAATAGTAAACGTCCTAGAAAAACTTATCAAGGTAGCAAACCTCGCTGGGACAACAATAACGGAAAACGCAATGGCCAAAATCTTTCTCGTTGATTTAGAAGCTGTTGAAACGAGATATACAGGGCAATGGAAAACCCATTTGCCAGATTTATTACGAAAAAAAGGAAACGATGTTCAAGTTATTAGTGGCCCTGCGAATATTCCTAGCGCCGTTACTCCTGGGGCCTTTCTTAATTTTGGCGGTACTAATATATATAAGTCTAGCCAAGTTGAACAAATGGGTAGACTATTTTGCTCTGGATGCATTTCAGCTGGCGACCATTTTATTTTTACTGACGCTTGGCATCCGGGCATTATAAATCTAAAATACATGAGTGAGCTGTTGGGTATTCCAATAACTACACACGGCTTATGGCATGCTGGCAGTTATGATCCTCAAGACTTCTTAGGTCGGCTTGTTGGTAATAAGCCTTGGGTACGTCATGCAGAGAAGAGTTTCTTCCATGCATTTGATTACAATTATTTTGCTACTCAATTTCATATTGAGATGTTCTTTACTAATTTGTTAAATGATTATCCTACTGAAAATCCTTGGTTTGAAGATGATTTAGCAGAACTACGTGCTGGCACATTTACAGATAAAATTGTGCGTTCGGGTTGGCCTATGGAGTATATGGATGACGCATTAACTTCGTATAAAGGAATGTCTAAACGTGATCTTATACTATTTCCACATCGTATAGCCCCAGAAAAACAAGTAGAAATTTTTAGAGATTTAAAAGAACATTTGCCTCAATATGAATTTGTTGTATGCCAAGACCAGCAATTAACAAAAAATGAATATCATAATTTATTAGGAGAAGCTAAACTGATATTCAGCGCTAACTTGCAAGAAACTTTAGGCATCAGTTGCTACGAGGGTGCTGTTGTTGACACTATACCTATGGTTCCTGATAGATTAAGTTATACCGAAATGTACTTTGATACATTTAAGTACCCTAGCGAATGGACAGAAAATTTCGAAGCATACTCTGTCTACCGTCCAGATGTGTGTTTTAAAATTACTCAATATATGGAAAACTATGATAAATTTTTACCTATGTTGAAAAAACAAAAGGAAATTTTACATGAGCGATTCTTCTCAGCTACCGAATTACTCAAACATGTCCTCTGAATGTACAAACATTAATTTAGACAGTATAGTCGTGGGCGGCGCTGGTGAATCAATGGTGTCAACAGATGCCTTTACAATAACCCTTACCAATGACACTATTGATTTTAACAATATCATAATGTCTGGTTATACTAGTATGAATTCAACTTATAATATCGGTAATAATGATACTATTATATTAGATGGACTTAATACTGTTTGGAGTTCGACCAACGAATTTGTAGATTCTTTTCCCGACTGGGATCGTGTACAAAATATGTGTCAAAAATATCCCGGATTAGAAATAGCATTAAGAAATTTCCAAACAATTTATACCTTAGTAAAAGACGATTTTGACAATGCAAAAGATCAAGAATAAATTTTTAGGTTGGTTAAAAGACCGAGGTCGAAAAAGAATCATACTTGATCGTATTTCTGCTGAACCATATTTAGAAAGATATTATCTATTTCTTAAAGATAGGAAAAAATTTCCGTTTAACATCTTTTTACATAAGTTTTTAAAATCAGATCCCGATGATTTACATGATCATCCTTGGCCTTACTTTACTCTTATCCTCAAAGGAGGCTATTGGGAATACACTCCCAAAGGAAGATTTTGGAGAGCACCAGGTCATTTTAGAATTTGTCTTTCTAAGAGCCTACATAGAATTGAGCTTGAACCAGATGTTAATGCTTGGACCCTTTTCGTTCCCGGACCACATTGTCGAGAATGGGGATTTTTAGTAAACAACAAATGGATTCATAACGAGAAATATTTATATGACCGTAAACAACAAAACGTCAGTTCCACTTAATTGGACTACACAAAGCATTATATCAAGTAACGGCGGTCCAGGAAGCAGTCATACTATTACCAACACCGCTGGATATCAAATAAGTCCCGAAGTTGTAATTAAAAATAATCCCAGTAGTTTAGAAGTTAAAGGTAAGATCATACACAACGGAATAGATTTAGAAGAACGATTATCTATTATTGAAAAAGTATTAATGATTCCAGAACGAGATATTGAGATGGAAAAGAAATATCCTAAACTCAAAAAAATGTATGACCAATACATCAAAGAATTATCAAAATATAGGATGTGGGATGAACTTAAAGGTGATAAAGATGACAGACAATATTGAGAGACGAATGGCAGAATTAATGGAACCTATAGATCGGCAGATGTTAATGTGTGATGATCGCGAAGATCAGCTAATGTTAGCCTGTGCTATGATGCAGCGTGTAAGAGAAATTTTTGATTTCCATCTCGGTGAAGATGGCCGAAAAAAAATGTTTAAGGACTATGCAGAATGAAAAAAATATATTACAGTTGGCGAGATATAGAAGGTGCGATTTTAGAATTAGCAAGACAGCTTCAACATTCTAATTGGAAGCCTGATTATATAGTGGGTATTACCAGAGGAGGTATTACTCCAGCCGTTATGTTAAGCCAATATTTAAATGTACCTATGGAAACCCTCAAGGTAAGCCTGCGTGACGAAACTGCATGCGAATCCAATCTTTGGATGGCCGAAGATGCATTTGGGTGCGTTTCGAGAGAAGAACAGGAAAAAATAAACAGCAGATGGGATCCTAGTTTTAAGAAAAAAATACTGATCGTCGACGATATCAATGATAGTGGTGCCACATTAGAATGGATAAAAAAAGATTGGCCCAGTGGTTGTTTTTCTAAAGAAACATCTGTCTGGGATCACGTTTGGCATAACAATGTTCGATTCGCAGTATTAACGCACAATCTATCTAGCAATTTTAAAGAAGTTGATTATTATCGATGGGAAGTAAACAAGGCTGAGGAAGATTGTTGGTTAGTCTATCCTTGGGAAGAATTTTGGAAAAATGGTAACTGACATTGAAAAGGCATTAGCAAATGGCATCGCTCCTTGGAAAGAAATCGAATATCGCTGCAAAGACTTCTGGATTTTTTCAGACACAGAAAATGCCCCAGCCAAGGGTTATCTGTGCTTTGTGCCTACCTTTTGCAATAGTCGCTGTCTCTCAGAAACATATCAAGCGGCCTATAAATGGGGATACGATGGTATCGTCTCAGGTAAGTGGGAAGGATTTAACATAGTGCAATCTGTAGGTGTAGTAGCAGGACAAAATATAGAATATCCTTACATACATATGCTACCGAGGCGCAGAGGGGATTTAGAATAAAGAAAAATAAATTAGGAAATCATATTCTATGTTAGAAAAAATAGGCATCGTTGGAATAGGATATGTCGGTCAAGCTATCTATGACTGCTATACAGAAAAAGGTTTCGAAGTAGTAACTGTAGATGTAGATCAAAATAAAAGTAATGGAACATATAAGGATCTTATGTCTTGTAAAGGTGTATTCGTCTGCGTGCCCAGTCCAGACAACGGAGATGGCACCTGCGACACTAGCATACTGGATGCAGTATTGTATCTGCTCAAAGATTACAAAAATGTTATTATTAGTAAAACAACTGCTCCTCCTGATTTTTATGAAAGAATGCAAACGATATACCCTAATTTAGTGCATGTTCCAGAATTTCTCACTGCCGTTAATGCCTATGAAGATTTTACTAATCAAAAAAATGCTATCATTGGCGGATATATTTTGTCTTATCAAACAGAGGCGGAACGTATATTAAAACTCAGCCAGCCTATAAAAAATACAATATTCTGTAGGATAGGAGAGGCAGCTTTAATAAAGTATATGATCAACAGTTTTCTTGCTACCAAAGTAGTTTTTATGAATGAAGCTGCTATGTTAGCCGATTCTCTAGGATACCAATGGGAGAATTTATATAAAATGCTAGATTTTGATTCGCGTGTCGGTCAAGGGCACGCTCAAGTTCCAGGGCCAGATGGACAATATGGATTTGGAGGCATGTGTTTTCCTAAAGATACCGCAGCTATGATACAATTCGCTAAGAAGAAAGGAATTGAAATGGACGTTTTAAAAACTGCGGTAAAGAAAAACTTGCTATTAAGGTTGCAAAAACCTAAATAATCATATAAAATAAGAAATCAGATACGAATTTCGGAGAAATAAATTGACGAAAGAATTTATACCAGATCCTATCCTCAGTTTGGAAACAGACAAGACATTTATAAAAGAAGAATTCAAAGATAATTATGTGCCTTTGAAAACCCAAGTCTTTGTAAAAGCTGGCGATGATATGAGTGACAAAGGATACGAAACAGCATATTTGGGAGACGCTATCCGTGCTAAAATGAAGCGTGATGGTAAGAGATTCTGGGCAGGGGATAATATCTCAGATTATCTCCACGACACAGACAAAGAACATCTAATCAACGAAGCAACAGAAGCATTTGAAGTCGTATTAGATAGACTGCTGATCGATCGTGAAACTGATCCCAACAGCCAAGGAACTGCACGTAGATTAGCTAAGATGTACTTTAATGAGATAATGAAAGGAAGATATGATCCGGCACCAGATTGTACAGCGTTCCCTAACGAGGGCGAGGAACGTTATGATGGCATGCTCGTGGTTCGTAGTGAAATTCGTAGTATGTGTAGTCATCATCACCAACCCGTTGCTGGCGTTGCTTATATTGGCGTTCTGGCTGCAGAAAAATTAATCGGTCTTTCTAAGTATACTCGCATCGCGCAATGGTGTAGCCGTAGAGGAACATTACAAGAAGAACTGGCTAATGATATCGCTCGTGAGATTTCCAAAGCCACCGGTTCTAAAGATGTAGGTGTATATGTACAGGCCACACACGGATGCTGTGAAAACAGGGGTATCATGGCGCATAGCAGTTTAACACAGACTACTGTATTGATGGGAGCATTTAAAAATGATCCCGGAACTAAAAAAGAATTTTTTGATAACATCAAACTCCAGCAGGACTTTGCTCCTAGATAAGGAAATGTAATGGTTGACAAACAAGATGACGGTGATGATTTTAGCAAATGCGGGTGTGGACGTAGCCCTATCGGAAAATGTATAGGGTGGCATGGGTTGAGCGAAGATCTGTATCAGAAAAAGAAAATCCAATGGGAATTAGAACAATACAAAAAACAATCTCAGACATTATGGAATGATAGCTGTACCGGCTAAAATTGGAAATCAAAAAAATGAAAAAAAATGACACACATAAAGTTATATCTTCTCAACCATCTTATATAGAAGATAGTAAAGCTCCGTGGACCGAAATGATCGAAGAAGATTTTCATGTTAAAGTTTTCGAAGACAAATATCCTGTGACACCTGGACATTTGCTATTCGTTCCTAAATATAACACCATATCTGTATTGATGGATGCTTTCCACGACGCCGTCAACGACGGTATCAATCATGTAAAATCTGGTGAATGGGATGGATTCAATATAGGATTTAATTATGGTTCAGCTGCTGGACAAACTGTAGAATGGCCCCATGTTCATCTGATTCCCAGACGTAAAGGCGATATGGAAGATCCCACAGGTGGTGTACGTCATGTCATTCCTGAAAGAGGTAATTATAAAAAATGGTAAAATTTTTAAGAAGAAAACTACGTGATTGGATATTGGATGATAAAGATGAAGTAAAACTCGCTGCAAGTGCCGCAGCGGCAGAGCCAATATCTGATAACGACCCTGTCTTACATTTTCGAGTGTTCAGTGCAATAGGTGGTAAAGTTGTAGAATTTAGACATTATGATCGTCAACGTGATCGTCATAATACACAGACTTATATCATCACCAACGAACAAGATTTTGGAGAACGTATCGCTAAGATCGCAACCATGGAGGTTTTAAAATCATGACGCCAGAAAAACCAGCTAAAGGAATATTGCTCGTAAACAACTGGGGCAGTTCTAAAATGTACAAAGCTGTTTGCGAATGCGGCAATGACGAGTGTTCGCATACTATCGACATTGAAGCAGATACAGATGTAAACGTTTCTATCTACACAACCACAAGAACAAATTTTTGGTCGAAAAACAGATGGTCGCATATCTGGAAATTACTAACCAAAGGTCATGCAGATTTTGAAACTACGATCGTTATGGACAAACAGACTGCACTTAATTACGCAGATGTGTTAAAATCTTCTATAGAAGATGTAGAAGAATTTAGGAAAAAAGAAAAAAATGGAACAAATTAAAATCGCAGAAGTATTTTACAGCATACAAGGAGAAGGACGCTAAATGGAAAAAATTAAAATCTCTGAAATTTTTTACTCAATTCAGGGAGAAGGTCGATATATGGGTGTTCCCAGTGTGTTTATGCGAACATTTGGTTGTAATTTTCAGTGCGCATCATTCGGTATGCCTCAAGGTGAAAGCACCACAGAAATCGAACCTATCGTAGCCAATATAGACCTTTATAAAGACTACCGAGATCTACCGTTGGTTTCTACGGGCTGCGACAGTTATGCCTCGTGGCACCCAGCATTCAAGCATTTGTCACCATTCTATTCTCCCGATGAGATCGCGGAAAAAATCACTGCGATGCTGCCTTATCAGAGATGGGAAGATGAGCATCTGGTCATCA